AGCGCCGATTTACACACAGGGCATTTTTGAAAGGGGTGGCAGTGGCATGAAAATGAAAAGCATCACGGCAAAGGGCAGCCGGATAGAGCAGCTCAAGGAGCTTGCAAAAGTGCTCGCCGCCGCGATCGATGCGTGCATAGACCCGAAGGCGCTTCCAGCTATGGCGAAGCAGTACCGGGAAACGATACGGGAGATCGAAGAAATAGAGGGGGTGAGCGCCGATGGCGACGAGATCAGCGAAATCCTCACGAACCGCGAAGCCGATGGGAAGCCAGGAGCCGTCCGAAAGAATCGCGCCTGAGTATGCGACGAGCGACGGCATGGACGCGGTGAAGCTGCTGCGCGTTGGCGGCACGATGCTCGACCCATGGCAAAGCGACATCATGGATGATTGGCTCGGCCGCACACCGTCCGGCAAATGGGCAGCCCCCACAGCAGGCGGCAGCGTGCCCCGGCAGAACGGCAAATCGCTTTTGGTACAGGGGCGCGCGGAAGCCGGTATGCTGATGTTTAACGAGACGGTGATCTACACGGCGCATCTGCAAAAGACCGCGACGGAGACGTTTGAAGAAATGCGCGATTTTTTCGAGCACCCGAAGCTTCGGCGGTATGTTGCCGAGATCAAAACGGCGCTCGGGCGCGAACAGATCGTGCTGAAAAGCGGTGCGCGCATCAAGTTTCTGGCGCGAACCCGCAACGGTGGACGCGGACAGCACGGTGATTTGCTCATTTTTGACGAAGCGCAGGAACTGGACGAGACTGCGCAAGGCTCTTTTTTGCCTGCAATCTCTGCGAGCTTGAATCCGCAAACCGTTTACGTTGGCACGCCGCCGGGCCCCGATGCTGTGGGCACGGTATTCCGAGGTTTACGTCAACGTGCATTGGATGGTGAGGCGAAACGTGCAGCATGGTTTGAGTTTTCCGTGCCGGAGATCGGCGACGTGACAGACCCGAAGCGATGGGCGGCAACAAATCCGGCGCTCGGGCGACGCATACAGTTTTCCACCATTGAGGGCGAAGCGGAGCAGCTGGACCCGGATACGTTTGCAAGAGAACGCCTCGGGTGGTGGAGCCCGGTAGCGGCGGAGAATTTAGATTATGCCATTGACCGCAGGGCGTGGGAAGCCTGCGCGAGCAATGAGGAAAAGCCCGAGGGCAAGACCGCCTACGGCGTGAAATTTGCGGCAGACGGTTCGGCGGTGTGTTTATGCGGCGCGGTGATTCCAAAGGAGGGACCGGCACGCGTGTCGCTCATCGAGATGCAGCCCTCGGGGCGCGGACTTGTTTGGCTGGTGGACTGGCTTTCCGCCCGGTACGACCGCGCGAGCTGCGTCGTCATCGATGGGCGCAACGGCGTGGACGTGCTGGTCGAGCGCATCAAGGGTGTTTGGCGGGCGAAAAACGCCGTCATACGCCCGGGTGTGAAAGACGTGCTCGCGGCGGTGGGACTGTTTACAAACGCCGTGAACGAAAACACGCTGACATGGTACAAGCCGCAGGAGGCGCTGAACGAAAGCGCCGTGACGGCGGTCAAGCGCCCAATCGGCGGAGGGTACGGCTTCGGCGGCGAGAACAGCTTACCCGTGGAAGCCTGCGCCCTGGCACTCTGGGGTGCGAAGACCAGTAAGCGTGACCCGACGCGGAAAATGAGAATTGGATAGAGGTGAGACGATGATAACTTTAAATATCGGCACGGTGCCGGGCTTGAGCGCAGACGAACAGCAGAAACTCATCGAACTGCAAAACGTGTTTGCATATCACCAGGACAAGAACGACACGAAAGACAAATATTACGAAGGACATATCGAGCTTAGCGACGTGAACCTCGGCATCGCTTTGCCGCAGGGTTTGAACAAGCTGAAGGTCGGCTGCAACTGGGGACAGAAAGCGGTGGATGTGCTTGCCGCCCGCAGCATGTTCGACGGATTTGTCGGCACGGCGGGCAGCTTGGACGGGCTGAGTAAGCTTGTGCAGGATAACAGGCTCATCGCGGAGTACGGCAAGGCGTGCCGCGACGAGCTGAAATACGGCTGCGTGTTCGCGACGCTTTCCGCCGATGCAGACATCGGCTGCAAGATACGGTTTCATTCGCCCGCGACTGCGGCGGCACTTTGGAACGGAGAAAAGGGGCGCATCGACTGCGGGCTTGCCATTATCGACACGATACCGGACGAGGAATACAGCAACGAGTGGGTGCCGAAGCTCGTCAACATGTACACAGCCGATGCGGTACTGGTGCTGCACCGTGAGCGCGACGGCTGGCGCGTGCAGCGCATGATGCACCGCATGGGTCGCCCGCTGATGGAGCCGATGATCTGGAGTGCGACGAGCGACAAGCCGTTCGGGCGCTCTCGACTGAAAAAGCCCATTCGTACTTTGATTGACGATTATATCCGCACAGTGGCAAACGCGACGATTGCGCTTGAGTTTGACACGACCCCGCAGAAGTACATTTTGGGCGTGACGGACGACCAGTATGACGCGATCGTATCGGATAAATTCAAGCAGTACGTGGGAAGCTTGCTTGCCGCAACCAGTAACCCCGAGACCGGCGAAAACCCGGTGTTCGGGCAGCTTGCGCAGGGCAGTCTTTCGCCCCATGTGGAAAAGATGCGCATGACCGCCACGCAGTTTGCGGCGGCGACCGGCTTGACCGTGACGGATGTCGGCATCATCAACGACGCGAACCCCACGAGCAGCGACGCGATTTTGGCGCAGAGCCAGACGCTCGTTTTGCTCGCCCAGCAGCTCAACACCGGCAACGGCGACGCGTTGCAGACAATCGCGTGCATGGCGCAGGCCATTGCGCAGAACAAGACGCTTGACGAGCTGACGGAAGAAGAAAGCGGCATCATGGCGCACTTTAAGAACCCGGCGATGCCGAGCGTGGCGGTGACGGCGGACGCAGCGATCAAGATCGCATCGGCACGGCAGGATTTTGCCAGCACCGACACGTTCCTCGAGATGATCGGCTTTGACCAGGCAGACATCCGGCGTATCAAGTCACAGGAACAGCGCGTGCGCGGACAGCAGCTTTTGATGGAGTTGAACGATGAAGCAGATACCGTCGAAAGCATGGCTTAGTTACATAGGCAAGCTGCGTCGGTTAAACACCACGGTTGCAAACTGTATGCAGGCGTATGTAGATCAGTACGGCGTTTCTGACAGCCAGAAGCTCATAGATGTTGCGTATGGGCTTGTGACGAAGTACGGCGAAGGCAGCGCAGCGCTTGCGAGCGAAATGTATGACGCGCTCGCAGAGCTTCAGGGCGCGCACGTGCCTGCGGCAGAGCCCGCAGAGACCGCCGAGTACGGCGAAGTGGCACGCATGGTCAACGCGACAAAAACCAGCACGCCGCAGCTCAAAAGCGGGGTGAGCCGCCTTGTAAAGCGTGCCGGAGCCGACACGATGCTGAAAAACGCTTTGCGCGACGGCGCCGAATTTGCATGGGTGCCGAACGGCGACACCTGCGCGTTCTGCATGACGCTGGCCTCCCGTGGGTGGCAGCGGGCGAGTAAGAAAGCCATAAAAAACGGGCACGCAGAGCATATCCACGCGAACTGCGACTGTACATACGCCATTCGGTTTGACCCGGAGGTGAACGTGGAGGGCTACGACCCCGACGCATACCTCAAGGCTTACCGCGACGCCGGCAGCGACGTGAACGAGCTGAGGCGCATCCACTACGCCGAAAACCGCGAGCGCATCAATGCCCAGAAAAGGGCGGCGTATGCGGCGAGAAATGAGAAAAAGCTCTCGACAATAGAGGAGAAAAGTGATAAAATAAAGAAAAACGATGATGGCGGTATTTTTGATATACTGCCCCTCAATCCTGTAACCAAAGAGCGTTATCAACCGCATTTACTTAAAATGACGGATGCGCAGTTTGGTAAAAAGGTTGGAAAACATGCGTCCGATTTTGGCATGGATCCGTCAAGCGCCGAAGCTCGTGAGCAAATGAAGCAAATCATATACACCGTTGTAAATGATGCAGACGAGCGCTTTTACGGTGAGTGGCGAGGGCAAGAATACCCGGTGCTTTTCCATGTGAAAGGCAATGACGTTGTTATAGAGAATTCTTCCGGCGAGTTCGTAACGATTTTGAAAGGAGGTACAACGAATGCTCGGGTTGAAAACGCAAGAAAGTCTAAAATTTAATCGCTTTTGGCAGTTGATTCAAGATACAGCCCGTAATTTTGGTTGTGTTTTCTTTGGCTTTGCGGGCGAAGGACGAGACTTTGAAACACCAACGATGGAAGGTGAAGATTTTAGCGGTTGGTTAGTTCCAAGTCAAGAAGTAAATGCTTTTGAGCGTGATTGGGTGAAAAGTACCGATGCAGACTTTTTAGAGAAGAAACACCCTAACGCAAAATTTGTATTTTCTCTTTGGAAAAAAAGCGACACGGATATTTCCGTTGAATTCAAGGAGTTCTAAAAATTAAACACAGTTGATAAAGCAGCTTAGCGCTTATGCGCCGGGCTGCTTTTTTCATACCTAAAATTACGCGACGGCTGCGGAAAAGCCGGAAAGGAGAACCAAAATGGCAGAAACTGTGAACCAGGAAACGAACGACACTGCGGCCGAAACGCAGGAAAACGAGCAGCGCACCTTTACGCAGGCGGAAATGAACGCGATTATTCAGGACCGGCTAACGAGGGAGCGCGGCAAATACGCAGACTATGAAGCGCTGAAAGCGAAAGCGGCGAAGTTCGACGAGGCGGAAGAAGCCGGGAAGACCGAGCTGCAAAAGGCGAATGAGAAGGCGGACGCTTTGCAGAAGCAGGTGGATGCTTTTACAAAGGCGGAGCAGCTGCGCACGGTGCGTCAGAAAGTCTCCGCTGCTACCGGTGTGCCGGCAGAGCTTTTGAGCGGCGACACGGAAGAAGCCTGCACCGCGCAGGCGAACGCAATCTTGAAATTCGCGAAGCCGAGCGGCTATCCCGCCGTGAAAGACGGCGGTGAACCCGGTGCACGCGGCGGCACCGAAAGCGACGGCGTGGCAGCGGCGTTCGGCGCTTTAAACCCGTCTTTGAAAATCTAATTTTGTTTACGAAAGGAAAGAAATCTTATGGCACACACAAATCAGGAACGCTGGGCAACTCTGGTAGACGCGAAGCTTCGCAGCCAGCTTGTTACCCGTGATAATCTCATTTTCAACAACCGCTACGAGGGAGACCCGAAGGCGGGCAAAGTAAAAATCCCGGTGCGCGACACCGAGGTGGCGGTGATGACCTACAACAAGGCGAACGGCGTGGACGCTTCCGTCGGCTCGACGACGTATATCGATCTTTCTATCGACCACGACGAGGCCGTGAACGAGCTCATCGACGGATTCGATGCTGCGAGCGTGCCGGACGGCATCGTGGCAGAGCGTCTGGACAGCGCAGGCTATTCGCTGGCGCTCTCGATTGACAAGGCGTCTATCAACGCGCTCGAGGGTACTTCCGGCGCAACGGTCAGCGCCACGAAGACGGCTGCGACCGAGACCACCGCATATAAGCTCGCGCTCGAAGCAAAGCGCGTGCTGAGCCGCAAGGGCGTACCTGCCGACGGTCGTTTTCTCATTGCGTCGCCGGAGTACCTCGAAGTCCTCATGCTGGACGAGCATTATATCAAGCAGGGCGACCTCTCTCAGACGCTCGTGCAGCAGGGCGTGATCGGTCGCATCGCGGGCTTTAACGTGTTTGAGTCCAACAACATGGATTTCGAGAGCACGACGCGTGTCGCGAGCAAAAAGACAACTACGGAGTTTATCGCCGGTCACCCGAACTGGTGCCACCGTGTGATGGAATGGCAGGTGCCCGTGCATTTGCAGGACCTCAACGGCTCCGGCAAGTTCATCGGTGCCAGCGCGGTGCAGGGTCGTAAAGTCTATGGCCTGACGGTTTCTAAACCTCAGACGCTGTACATTAAGCGCACCGAAACCGCGGTGGGCTAAGATGCTGTACGCAACAGTTGAGGACGTTGCGGCGGGGTTCCGAAATTTAAGCGACGATGAAAAAGACCGCTGCGTATCTCTTTTGGAGGAAGCGGCGGTCATCATCGACGCGTATAGCGCCGGGGCGGACGCGGACCACAAAAAGCTCGTTTCCTGCCGCATGGTGCGGCGCATTCTGGGCGACGGCGGCGGGAACGACGCGCCGCTTTATCCGCTCGGCTCCACGCAAGGCTCGGTGAGCGCCATGGGCTATTCCCAGAGCTGGACGATGGGCAGCGGCAGCGCAGGCGAGCTGTATCTTTCAAAGCTCGAAAAGAAGCTGCTCGGCGTCGGGGACCGCATCGGCGCCCGCAGTCCTTTGGAGGGATTATGCGATGATACGCGGGATTGACGTTATACTGTACCGAAAACAGCAGACCGGCGAGGACGCGTTCGGCGCGCCGGTGTTTGAAGAAGTGCCGAAGACGGTGCACAACGTGCTCGTCGGCGAACCGACAGCGGAAGACCTTGTGAACGAATTGCAGCTTTACGGCAAGCGGCTCGCGTACACGCTGGCACTGCCGAAAGGCGACGCGCACGACTGGCACGACGTGACGGTTGAGTTTTTCGGGCAGCGGTTTCGCACATACGGAGACGTGACGGAAGGCATCGAAGCGATGATTCCTTTGCAATGGAACAAAAAGGTGAAGGTGGAACGGTATGGCTAAAGTGAAGATCGAGCTGAACAGCAGCGGCATACAGGCGCTGTTGAAATCTTCGGAGATCATCTCGGCGCTGAAGGAGCCTGCGGAGAGCATCCGGGCGACGCTCGGCGACAAGTTCGAGACCGACACGCATATCGGCAAGACGCGCGCGAACGTCTCGGTTTTCACTACCGACCCGGAAGCCATGGAGATGAACATGGAAAACAACGCGATGATAAAAGCCGTCGGCGGGTACTTCCGTACAAATAAGGACGGCTCGAAGAAATTTGTCAAAGCGCCGCCTAAGAGGAAGAAAGCATGATTGAGATCATCATCAAAAACTATCTCGCGGAAAAGCTTTCGGTGCCGGTGGTGCTGGAGGTTCCGGCAGACCTACCAAGCAGCTTTGTATTGCTCGAAAAGACGGGCAGCAGCCGCGAGGAGCGTATTGACCGCGCGATGCTGGCAATCCAGTCCTACGCGCCGTCCATGTATGAAGCCGCAAGGCTCAATGAGCGCGTGAAAGCCGCCATGGACAGCGCCGCGGAGCTGGATGCCGTCAGCGCATCGCGGCTTAACAGCGATTACAATTTTACGGACACGACGACAAAACGATACCGCTACCAGGCGGTGTACGATCTCGTTTATTACGACGAGTGAAAGGAGCATGAATAATGAGCACAGCAACCAATGTAAGCACAGGCAAGCCGAAAGTAGGCGGCGCGATTTACCGCGCACCGCTCGGTACGGCGCTGCCGACCGACGCCAAAACCGCGCTCACCGAAGCGTATAAAAATCTCGGCTACGCATCCGACGCAGGCGTTGTGAACTCCAACTCTCCGCAGAGCGGCAACATTAAGGCGTGGGGCGGCGACAACGTGCTGACCTATCAGAACGAGAAGACGGATACGTTTGCATTTACGCTCATCGAAGCGCTGAACAGCGACGTGCTGAAAGCGGTGTATCTCGATGAGAACGTCACCGGCGATCTTGAAAACGGCTTGACCGTCAAAGCGAACGGCAAGGAGCTCGCCGCTGGCGTGTGGGTCATCGATATGATTATGCGCGGCGGCGTTTTGAAGCGCGTCGTCATTCCGAACGGCACGATCACCGAGGTGGGCGACGTGACGTATGCGGACGAAAGCGCCGTAGGATACGAGGTCACCGTGACCGCCGTGCCGGACAGCGCAGGCAACACGCATTACGAGTATATGAGCAAGCCGGCAGCGGCGTAAGGAGGTAGATCATGATTAAAGGCAAGACAAGCGGCGGCTTCGAGTTCGAAATTGATGGCAGCGTGCTGGAGGATATGGAATTTGTGGACGCGCTGGCGGAGACCGTGAACGATAATCCACTGGCGTTTTCCAACGTCTGCGCGATACTGTTTGGCAAGGAGCAGAGAAAGCGCCTTTATGACTTCCTGCGCGGCGATGACGGCCGAGTGCATATCACAGCCGTTTCGGACTGTATCCGCGAGGTCATGGACGCGATCGGAGACGCGGGAAAAAACTGATCGTCCTTGCCCGCATGATCGCGACGGACAATGACGCCCTGATCTGCGACATGGCGGAAACCTACAAGGTGTTTGACCTGCGGGCGCTGCCGGTGCCCATGCTGGCGACGCTCGCGGCGGGCTTACGGGACGATTCGCGCATTAAAATAAAGTTATCGGGAGCGCGTGCAGCGACGGACACCTTGCTTTTGGCGTCCATAGCTGACGCGCTTAATTTTTTAGCATGGGCAAAGACGAAGGCGGCGCAGACCGGCAAAAACCGTCCCAAATCGTTTTTGAACGCGTTTACGGAAGTGCCGCAAACGCACGACGAAGTGACGGGCTACCGCACGCCGGAAGACTTTAAAGCCGCATGGCAGCGGTTAGGGGGTGAAGCAAATGGCAACTGAAATTGCAAAGGCGTATGTGCAGATCGTACCCTCAATGCAGGGTATACAAGCGCAGCTCTCAAAGAGTTTAGCCCCGGCAGTCGAGATAAGCGGCAAAGAGTCGGGACAGAAGATGGGCAACGCGCTCGCGGGCGGATTAAAGTCTGCGGCAAGCTCTATCGGCAAGGCGTTTACAGCCGCAGCGAAAGCCGCAGCCGTGGAATTCGGTGCAGTTGCGGCGGCGGTGGCGGCGGTCGGCAAGTCGGCGCTGAATGCGTATGCGGATTATGAGCAGCTTGTCGGCGGTGTGGAGACGCTGTTCGGAAATGCGTCGGACAAAGTGCTGCAAAACGCAAACCGAGCGTTTCAGACGGCCGGTCTTTCCGCAAACGAGTACATGGAGACGGTGACGAGCTTTTCTGCATCGCTTTTGCAAAGCGTGGGTAAGGACACAAAAAAAGCGGCGGAATATGCCGACCAAGCCCTTGTGGATATGTCCGATAACGCCAACAAAATGGGCAGCAATATGCGCGACATTCAAAATGCCTATCAGGGATTTGCCAAACAGAACTACACGATGCTTGATAACCTCAAGCTCGGCTACGGCGGCACAAAAGAGGAAATGGAGCGCCTTATCGCCGATGCAAACAAGGTGAAGCAGGCTAACGGTGAAATGGCAGATCTGTCGATAGATAGCTTTGCGGACATCACCGAAGCGATCCACATTGTACAAACGGAAATGGGCATCACAGGCACGACGGCAAAGGAAGCCAGTACAACCATTCGGGGCTCTGTCGGCATGATGAAAGCATCGTGGAAAAACCTGCTCGTCGGCGTTGCGGACGATACACAGGACTTTGGCGTGCTGATGGATAACTTCGTGGACAGTGTGGGAATAGCCGCAAAGAACATTCTGCCGCGTGTAGAAACGATTTTAGACGGTATCGGCAGTCTGGTCGAGGGATTGGCTCCCGTGGTCGCACAGGCCGTCCCGCAGCTCGTGATGACGATCCTGCCCAGTATGGCGTCGGCTGCCGCATCGCTGCTGAAGGCGTTTGCGGGCAGTCTGGTCGAGCTGGCACCGGCATTGTTGCAGTCGGGGCTCAGCGGTATACAGACGATCCTTGTAAGCGGTCTGAATGTGCCGCAGGGGCTTGCGGATAACATCATGCACGTTTTTGATAATGCTGCCAAAGCGATAGAGACTGTTTTGGGTGCGGTCAAAGATGCAATCGGCACGATTGGCAGCGCTTTGAGCAACGCGGAAATAGACTGGGGCGGCATCTGGGACGGCATCGCAGACGCAGTATCAGTTGCCGGTGATATTATCGCCGGAGTGTGTACAGCAATCGGAGACGCTGTGGTTTATGTAGGCGGTATTGTCGGTACAGCTTTGCTGGCAGTCGGCGACCAACTCGGCTGGCTTGTTGAGCAGGCGCAAACAGACGGCACGGCAATCAATGCTGCATGGACAGCGGTGCAGGATGCTTTCAGTGCGGTGGGCGATGTAATCGGAATGGCATTGGAGGGTTTATCCTCTCTATTCGGCTCATTTTTTGCGGATAATCAGTCTGGCACAAGTTTGTTTTCTGCCGTATGGGAGTATGCGGCAACATATCTTGCAGCGATTGCGCAGACCATTGCCGGTGCGATACAGGGCATTGCGGACGCAATCAAATGGCTTGTGGACGAAGCGCAGACGGACGGCACATTTATCAATGCAGTGTGGACGCAGGTGCAGACGGTGTTCGAGACGGTGACAGGCGTCATTTCATCCCTGTTCTCCGCGTTCACGGCAGCGCTAAACGGCGACTGGAGCGCATTCGGCGAAAACCTGCTCAATGCCGGACAAATATTCCTCGGCGGGCTCGCTAACCTTTGGAATAACGGATGGACAGCGATTGGTAACTTTGCAACGCAGATTTGGAATGCAATCAAATCCTCTGTTTCAAATATCATCAACGGCATAAAATCCACGATCGGCACGGTGGTGGACGCGATCAAGTCTAAGGTGACGGCGGTGTTTTCGGCGGTAAAAGCGGCGATCGAAAACCCGATAAAAGCAGCCAAAGAGACGGTCACGTCAATTTTTAACGCCATTAAAAAGGGTATCGAAACACCGATCAACGCGGCGCGGGACGCGGTGCGCAACGCGATCGACAAGATCAAGGGATTTTTCAACTTCTCGTGGAGTTTGCCAAGGCTAAAGCTTCCGCACATCTCCATTACGGGCAGCTTTAGCCTTGTGCCGCCGCGTGTGCCGCATTTCGGCATATCTTGGTATAAAAAAGCTATGGATACGCCGATGCTGCTGAATAATCCGACGATCTTCGGCGCGGCGGGTGGCTCTCTGCTTGGCGCGGGCGAAGCGGGTCCCGAGGTCGTCTCCGGCGCTGCAACGCTGATGAACATGATCCGCTCGGTTGTGGATGACGCGCAGCAAACGGACGGTATGCCCGTCACGGAGCTGCACGCCATTTTGGCGATTCTGCGCGAAATTTTGCAGATGCTCACCGGCGGCTCTCCGCGCGACGAAAAGCTTGCAGCGATGCTGGCGGACGCGATCAGCCGGATACAGTTGCAGGTTAACGCGGTGTTCGACCCACGCGAAGCCGGTCGTGCACTTGCACCGGAAGTGGACAAGCGGCAGGGCGGCACGGCGGTCCTGCGTGAAAGGGGAGTGGTCTGATGGGCGTGCTCATCGGCGAAAACGATATGTATACGGACTTCGGCATGATCTTGACGGATCTTTCGCTCGAAATGCCGGAGGTCAAAACGAAATATCAGGAGCTGCCGCTCGAAAACGGCAGCATCGACCTGTCCGAGGTCGTCACGGGGCGCCCGGTGTACGGGCTGCGCACGCTCAAACTGACGTTCAAGCGGCGCGGCGCTTCGGCATCGGAGTGGCTTTCGGTGTGCTCGCAGATTGCGTCTGCGATGCATGGTAAGCGCCTGCCGATTACGCTGACCGATGACCCGGACCATTATTATTTGGGGCGTATCGTCTGTACGCCGGGCGCGAAGGAATACGGTGCGGGCACGTTTGAAATCACAGCGGTGTGCGACCCGTACAAATATGCGCAGACCGAGAGCACAGCTTCGTGCGGCGCGGGTACGACGGCAGTTTTAAACAATGGCGACGAGATCGTCTCGCCGACCTTTACGGCATCAGTGGAAGGCATGACGGTAGCGCTCAACGGCGGCGCAGCGTACAGCATCGCGCAGGTGGGCAAGGCCGTAAAAATCCCCGAATTGTTGCTTTTGCCCGGCGCGAATAACGTCACCGTGACCGGCACGGGCAACGTCGTTTTGACTTGGCGCGAGGGGGTATTGTAAGTGTTCAAAATTACGGCGCAAAACCGCAGCGGTATAACCTATACGTTATACGATCCCCGCAGTCCGGATTTAAAGCTCATCTCACCGACGTGCAAAACGGCCGTGAACAAAGCCGGACTGCTCACTTTTTCGGTGCCGCTGACGCACCCGCACACAGACAAAATCGCAAAACTCGATACGGTGGTAACGCTGTGGCAGGATGATGCAATTTTGTTCCGTGGGCGTGCGCTCAACGACGAGTGGGATTTGCGTAGCACGCGGAAAATCGAGGTCGAGGGTGAGCTCGCTTACCTAAACGACAGCGTGCAGCCGCTGACGGTGTATCATGACATGACGGTGGCGGCATACTTTGCAAAGCTTATCGAGCTGCACAACGCGCAGGTGGACGAGACACGGCGGTTTGTGGTGGGGCAAGTCACCGTGACGAACAGCACCGACAACGTGTACAGGCAATCGGATTACGAGAGCACCATGGACGCGCTGCAAGATAAGCTCCTTAACCGTCTGGGTGGCTATCTTGTGATACGATACGGCAAAGATGGCACGCGGTATTTGGATTACCTAAAGGAGTACGGCAACGTAAACAGCCAGCGGATCACCGCAAGCACAAACCTGCTCGACATGCTGCACACCGTGCGCGGCGAGGACGTTGCGACGGCCATTATTCCACTCGGTGCGCAGCTCGACGAGGACAAGGTGGGCACGGTAACGCCACGGCTTACAATCGCTGCGGCAAACGACGGAAAAGATTATATCTACGATGCGGCCGCGGTGGCAAAATGGGGCTGGATTTATAAGGTTGTCGTGCATAATGACATCACGTTGGTCGAAAACCTCCTGCGTGCAGGCTATGCCGACTTAGAGGCGGCAAAATATCTGCGAGGCAGTATCGAGGTGGATGCGGTCGATTTGCACCTTGTGGATAGTTCCGTCGAGCGCATTAAGCTCGGCGACATGATTCTGTTTTCGGCTCCGGACAGCGCAACGCCCATATCGATGCTTGTATCCGAGATCGATTTGCCGGTGGACGAACCGGGGGACACGACCTACACGCTCGGTACATCATACCAGTCGTTGACCGAAAAACAGATCAACGCACGGAAAGATTTAGGCGAGCAGCTCGAGCTTGTGCAGGACGAGACGAACAAGCGCACAGACAAGGTACAGCAGGAGCTCACCGATTACAAGGTCGACGCGCGGAAGGACATGGACAGCATCACGGCATCGGTAACGGAGACCAGGACGGAGCTGACCACGACGACCGAAAACGTGTATGACGCGCTGGGGCGTTTACAAGATACCGCAGTCTCTACAGAGGAGCTTGAAAGCGTTAAACAGCTGCTCATCACCCAATGGAGCGATCAGCTCGAATACCGCTTTACACAGGTGACAAATCTCATTGACAGCACAAACGGCACGATAGCGGAAAATCAGCGGCTTTTAGAACAGTATATCCGTTTTGAAGGGGCGCGAATTACGCTCGGCCGCAGCGACAGCGCCATACAGGCGGTGCTCTCCAACGATCGGCTCGAATTTGTCGAAAATGGTCAAACCATTGCGTATATCTCCAATCGTATGCTGTATATCACGGATGCGCATATCACGGGCAGCTTGTCTTTCGGAAACGCCGACACGGGCTTGTATATGTGGCGGTACAATGCGGAGGCTGACACGTTTGATCTTGAGTTTGAGGGGGACGACTGATGAGCAAAAACAGCTATAAAGCCCAGCTTAACTACTACGACAGTAAGTGGGGCTGGAAAAGCGAGGGCACCGCCTCGCAGGGCCAGTGGGACGGCACAGGTGTGCGCACCGGCGTACTGTATTTTCCGGGCCTTGCAGCGCTCAAGGGCAAGATCATCAACAGCGTAAAGCTCACCGCGACGACCGGACAGACGGGCTACGGCACAGCGACCACCAAAACGGTATACATCTACAACTCCGCCTCGCAGGGCGGCATTAAAACCTCGCTCAACGCAGGGCACCGCACAGGCAATGCGCTCGGCAGCTGTAAAGCGCCCATGTGGGACAATACCAAAACATTTGACGCTGCTTTCATGGCGGCATCTATCGCCGCCGGGTACGATACGTACTGCATCTACAATGGCAGCTCTTACACGGATTATCTCAAATGGACGGCTGTAACGCTTGAGGTGGATTGGCAAGAGCCCGCAACACAGCCGAGTTTAAGTGCCTCGACCGTGGAGATGGGCAAGAGCGTGACGATCAACACGCCTGCGGTAAACAACGCCTACAGGCATACGCTGCGCTACGCGTTCGGCGGCGCGTCCGGAACGATTGCCACGGGCATTGCAAGCAGCGTGAGCTGGACGCCGCCGGTGTCGCTCGCAAATCAAATACCGTCCGCCACGGCGGGCAGCGGTACAATCTATTGCGATACATATTCCGGCAGCACGCTCCTCGGCACAAAGTCCGTAAGCATCACGCTCACCGTCCCCGGCAGCGTAGTTCCGTCGGCGGGCACGCTTTCGGCAGCGCTCGCCGAAGACACAAGCGGCACGGGCCTATACGTAAAAGGCATGGGCAAAGCAAAGCTGACGCTTTCGGGCGCATCCGGCGCATACGGCAGCAGCATCACCTCGTACACGATTACTGGCGGCGGATGGACTGCCATAAACGGCGCGCTTACGACCGGCACGTTGGCATCGGCAGGCAACATCACGTTCACGGCGACCGTCACCGACTCCAGAGGGCGAAAAGCCAGCACTACGCGCACAATCAGCGTCATAGACTACACAAAGCCCGGCGTAGCGGTGTGTGACGTGTATCGCTGCGATGCAGACGGCAACCGCAAAAAGGCAGGCACGTATTTTGCCGTGGAGATCAACGCCAGTTACAGCGCAATCACCGGCAACACGTTGAGCATTACAGCTCGATACAAAAAGCAGTCCGAGAGCAGTTATGGCACCGCGGCGAACGTTACCAACAACGGCAAAACCGTGATCGGCGGCGGAAATATAGGCGCGTCCACCACCTACGACGTGCTCGTGACGGTGGCGGACAAGTATAACAGCTTACCTATCCTGCGTACTCTGTCTACAAAAAGTGTGCTGCAATCTTTCAAACGCAGCGCAGGGGCGGCCATCGGCAAAGTGGCCGAGCTCGCGAACTGGCTGGACGTGGCGTGGGATACGCGGATTCGGGGCAATTTAAAGGTGGATGGCACAATCTCAACAATCATACCGATTACAAGCGGTGGCACGGGTGCGACGAGTAGAGGTAGTGCCTTAAATAATCTCGTGATAGGAGACGTGTATTCCGGGGATCTAAACGATCTAAAAACGGCAGGCACATATTGGGTAGATCTTTCCAACTGTCAAAATGGACCTGCGGGCTCGGGATATGGTCCGCTGGAAGTCACTAAGTCTACGACCAATAACCCCTTGCAGCGATTTACATCTTATAATGGAATGCTTTCTTATCGTACTTTCGCTAATGGGCGATGGTATGATTGGAGAGCATTGCCGAACGCGCATACAGCAGAAACATTATGGGAAGGCAGCTTAAAAAACGGCACAGCAACTATCGCAAATGGCGCGAAATACGCATATTTGATCGTTGGCGGCTGGGCTGGAAGCAATGAAGACGCAGTAACGCAAATAATTCCAGTTGGATGGGGCACGCACATGAGGCTTACAAGCGCAGATAAATGGCTTGCCTATCAATGCGATTCATCTGGCTCCAATGCGTCTATAACGATTTTGAACAACCCTTCTGGCGGTTCGATTGCTTGGGTCTGGGGCGTAAATCGATACAAGGAGTAAACCAATGCAGATAACATTAAACGATCAGGGCTATATCGAGAACTATGCGCTCATCGGCGGGCTTGTAGACGGCATCGAGATAGAGGCGTCCGATGATCTGCTGGAGGACTTTAAGCAGCACCCGGAGGCGTACAAGCTTGAAGATGGTGTGCTCGTGCTCGATGCAGATAAGCTCAAGTCCGACGCGGATGCGGCGGAGCTAACCGTCATTCGGCGGCGGCGCGAAACCGAGTGCTTTGCGTATATCAATCGCGGCGAACTGTGGTATAGCCTACTCACAGACGAGCAAAAAGCCGAGCTTGCAAACTGGTACCTCTTTTGGCTCGATGCGCCGGAGACGCGGACAATCCCCGCGCCGCCGGTGTGGCTGGATAAACTTTAAAATTTTAAGGAGGCAAAAAAATGAACAAAGCAACTGTACTTAAATCCGTAACGGCAGTCGTTGGGGCGGGAATCGCGGCATACTGCGGGCAGCTGGCCGCGCCGGTGCTCGTGCTGCTGTGCATGATGGTGATCGATTACGTCACCGGCATGGTCAAAGCCTACATGACGGCGCAGCTCAGCTCGCGCATCGGCGTGAAGGGTATTCTCAAAAAGCTTTGCTATATGGCGATGGTAGCGGTCGGCGCGGGCGTGGATTATCTGCTGCGCGGCGCCCTGGTGCAAGCGGGCATCGACTTGCACATCGAGCTTTTCTGCGGCCTGCTGGTCGCGATCTGGCTCATCATCAACGAGCTCATTTCCGTCATGGAGAACCTTGCGGCGATTGGTGTACCGGGGTTCCCGCGGCTGTCTAAACTGTTGGAGAGATTGAAGAACACCGTAAGCAAAGAAGAGGAGGAAAAATAATGGTACCAATCCGCGAAAATCTTTTGAGTAAGAGCAAATATGATTTGAAAGTCCCGGTGGAGTCCTGCGCAAAGGACATGAAATATATCGTCGTGCACAACACGGCAAACGATGCTTCCGCCGCGAATGAAGTCGCGTATATGATTCGCAACGACAGCTCTACGTCGTTCAACGCGGCGGTCGATGACAAGGAGATTGTTGTCGGCATACCGCTCGACAAGGGCGCATTCGCAGCGGGACAACGTGATGGCAATGCGCATGGCATTCACATTGAGATTTGCTATTCGCTTTCGGGCGGCACGCGTTTCGATAAAGCTGAAAAGAACGCCGCAGAGTATATCGCAAAGCTTTTGAAGGAACGCGGTTGGGATACGTCCCATCTGAAGAAGCATCAGGACTTCGACGGCAAATATTGTCCGCACCGCACGCTTGATAAGGGCTGGCAGCGCTTTTTGAACATGGTGAAAAGCTATATGACGGCGAGCACACCGGCAAAGCCTACACCTGCATCCGGCACCTTCAAGCCGTACCTCATCCGCAAAAATTGCCGTGACCCGCTGAACATCCGCAAAGGCCCGGGCACGAATTATGGTGTACAGGGTCAGATTAAAGACACGCTGCGCTATACGATTGTTGAGGAGCGCAGCGGCCCCGGCTCCGCCAAGGGCTGGGGCCGTCTCAAAGCCGGCGGCTGGATCGCGAAGGACTGGGTGAAGAAGGTCTAAAAGTAAATACATAAAGCAAAAGGCGCAGGGCTGCCGGGATTTCCGAGCGGGCTCTGCGCCTTTTTTAATTTTCAGAAAAGCCGCGCCCCGGGTCAGAAGGACTTGACGCGGGGCGCTTGACAGATTTACAAGTGCATTATGTAAAGCCAATAAAGAAATATCAGGAAAATCTTGAACAGGCTTGCAAAAATCTGCTATGATATGTCAAAAGAGGGATAGCCATGACAAAAGAGCAGATTAGAACAAGATTCGACCATTGGGCTGAACGTGTAGGGCACACGCCGTTTGAAAATGACCTCGACAACGCGACGCTTTTGCTTTCATACGACGACAAGCAAACAAGTACAACACTTTCGACCGTGGCAGTCTATGCCGTCGCCGTACATACCGACCATGTGCATGTGTTCTTGTTTTCTGTGCGTACCGCTTGGCAGCTTGATGAGCGGGGCAATACCGGCGAAGTGCTTGATGAGAGGTATCGGGTTATTGTGGCGTTTTAACCTACCCTATAGCTTGCATCTCGTTATTCAAAGCATTGCGCAAGCTATAAGTATAGGCAATGTAAAAAAACCTCGAGGGTGAACCCTTTTGGTTGAACGCCTTTTTGCTTGTTATATACGATCTTATCGATGATGGATTTCAGTAGTTGGTTCTTCGTGTTGAAGTCGGCGGTGGGGTAGGCGTCGAACACGGCTTCAATGTTGGCACGCATTTTTTCGAGGTCGAGCTGTTGGGGCGGAACAAGGTTCTTACGTTCATCTTCCAGCGCCGATATGCGGCTGAGCAAGGCGCCGCGTCGCTCGTTGAACACCTCGATGGTGTACACGCCCTGTTCCACCAGATCGTACAGGCGGCCGAGCTGCTGATGTGCCGTACTGATCTCGGCATCTATGGACTTCGCCATGGCTGCGTAGTCAATTTGGCTTTCCTGCTGCTTCTGCTCCGCGTTGGCGCAGAGCTTATCAAACTCCTTTTGGATTTCCCGCAGAACGGCTTGCTCGACGTATTCGAGCTTGCTGGACACGATGCACCCGGGCACTTGGCAGCCGAGCAAGGGCCCTCCGGCAGACTGGATTGCAATGCGCTGCAAAGGCCGCCCGCAGTTTCCACAAAGTACGAGACCGGCTAAGGGGTTTATGCGCTTGCCGGTGTTTGCAGGTGGGTGATAGTGCCCTGCAAGGATCCGCTGTACGGCTTCAAACTGCTCGTTATCGATAATCGCCGGGTGCAGCCCGTCAACAACAGTCCACTTTTCAGGGGCGTTGTAGATCGTGAGGTGATGCTCGTTTCCGCGCTGTCCGGGGCGCACGCACGTCTTTCGGTTCCAGACGATCTTGCCGCGGTATACGTCGTTTTTGAGTATCTTGAGTATTGTGGAGCGCGCAAAATGCTCGCCGCGGCGCGGCTTTGCTCCAAGTCGATCAATCGTCGTTGCGATGGTCGCCGTACCCATGCCGCTTTGGTAGAGGTCGAAGATCATGTGGATAAACTTCGCTTCGGCTTCATTGATTTTGAGTGAGGGCGTTTTACCGATTTTGGTTTTATCGTAGCCATACGGTGCGTTCGCGATATAGCCGCCGTTTTCGATCGTCGCGTTCAATCCGCGGCGCAGGCGCTTTTTGATCATCCTGTACTCCTGCCGTCCCATAAAGCTCTCGAATTCGGTGTAGGTCTCGTCCATATCGTTCGAGAGGTCGTAGGTGCGCGTGGGGGTGATGATCTTCGTGTCAGACCACTTGAATGCGTCTAAGATCATGCCCTGGTCCTGCATGGAACCGCGCCCGAGGCGCTGTATATCCACGCACAGAACGCCGGTGTATGTGCCCGCTTCGACGGCCTCGAGCAGACGCAGCATTTGCGGACGCGCGTAAAGGCTGTCGCCGGAGACGACTTCTTCAAAAACGTCTTCGTCCTGCACGGCGATGTCGTGCTGCTGCATATATTTTTCGAGCATCTGGCGGTGGCGCTGCAAGGTCACCTCCAGCGGCTCGGACGTATCATCCGCACGGCTTTTGCGCAGATATATCGCGTATCTCATTGTTTATGTACCTCCTGTTTTTATCCCGCTCTATTATATGCGTTTAAAATTGGGCATAAAAATGCCCGGGCTATTGCTTTTGCCCGGGTCAGGTGGTACAATATAGTTTGTTCGGGACTATATTGTCCACCCGGTTCGCCGGGCAGCCTCGTCGGTGTTGGTAGCACCGGCGGGGCTTTTTCTTTTTTATCCACGCCCTCCGGGTGGAGGGCGACCGTCGGAGTTCTGTATGACTTCGGTCAGTGTGTTATTTCTATCCACACCTTCTGCATGAAAAGGTGACTTATTTTATGTTTGAGGTGGCTCGGTGTTATTCGTATCGGGTGCTTGTTTTTTATAACGGTGACCGATTACGATGCAAACAATGCCCAAAACGATGAAAAATGCGCCGCCAACAGCAATGGTAACGAGACCAAGCAGCAAAGCGATGATACCGACTATGTACAAAACCGTGCCGGTAGTCTTATAGGTTTTTGCAGAATACACAGGAACGGCTTGAGGGCTTTGCGAGACCCTTGTCGGTTTTGGCGACGGTGACTTACTTGCAGGCGAAGTCTTGTGGGACTTCGATTTCGGGAGAACAGAAGGTACGCCCACGGTGGTTCTGTGATATATCGCGCTTTGGACCGATTTTGAGGGGCTTTTGATAAATCCAACGCCCTTTTTGCCGTAGAAAGGATTGACCGCTTTTTTCATTTTCCTTTTCAGCTTGCCGGTAGTGCGCGCTTTGAACCGTGCTTTGTAATTGGGCTTCCGAATGCCGAATTTCATGTTTGGCGCTTCCTTTCGTACTTATTCTTCTTCGTCCTCGTCATCGTCCGTAACATCATCGGTATAGATAACGTCGGAAGACTGGGACTGACGGTATTCTTCGGCGATCATGGTGCGGTTGAATTCGGCAGTGGGCTCAATCTCCTGCACCAATTTTTCGAGCTCATCGATGGAAGTATAGAAGAACTCTTTGCGGCGGTTGACTTTGTTCACGCGCTTGCTATTGAGCATCTCATGCAACTTTGCTTCGAGACCGACGGCATCGTTCGAGAAGATAAAGCTATGCACGTCAAATTTAAACGGTACGCTTGCGCTGCCCAACTCATCGATACGATCTTGCGGTTCAAGGCGGCGTGTCATGCCGATTTTAAACATGTTCTCACCAAACGAACCGAGGTTACTGATAATATACACATTGCCGGCGCGGCCGTTTGCGAGAGAAGCAATTCTTTCTTTCTGCACGGCGACATCGGAAAGCTGTGCCTGCAACTCCAAAATGCGCGCCTGTAATTTCTCTTTTTCAACATCGTTCGCGGTTTCAGCCTGCGCAAAGAGCTTTTCAATCTCGTTCTGATACTTCTTTTCTTCAGCTTCGACTTTCTTCTTTTCCACTTCGAGAGCCTTACGCTCCTCGGCTTCCTGCCGCATCTGTTCGCGCAAAGCAAGTTGCTCCTGGCGTGCCTGTTCTTTCTTGACGTAGTAGTTATACTCGATTTTTACAGCATTGCAAAAGAGGTATTCCAATTCACCGATAAACTTTGTGAGCGTTCCGGCAATGGATTGATTACCGTCTGACGCAATTTGCAAATACTTAGCCGTCATTGACCGCACGTTCTCGAGCGCTTTCTCCAGCTTTTCGTATTTCAAATCAGTCAGAATGTTCTGCAATTCAGCACGAAGCGCAATGGTCATCAGCTTATAAATAGCTTGGTTTGCCTTTGTGGTGTAGCGTTGTGCGTATCGCTGCATGACGCTTTCAATTTGACGGTCGTTCTCTCGGTAGGCTTTGCGCAGGGACTGCACGTCCATACTGTGCAGCTTGAGAATGACCGACGGGGCGAGCTCATCAGCTTCTTTTAAATTCACGTCCGGGATTTTGCAATTATACGGGGAAATGTCAAATGTCGTGAAGTTTTCAACACAGGACATTACGGCTTTGTAAAGTTCCTTGCTTTTGCGCAGGCGCTGATTTGCACTCTGGAGTTGTTTTTCCGTTTTGGAGAGAGAATTCGTGGTCTCGGCTAAATCCGCATTTGCTGTTTCATAGCGCTTTGCAAGATTATCCAGCTCGATTTCATGCTGACCGATCTGCTTTTGCACTTCTACGCATTTTTGCTGCACCTGTTCATAGGTTTCGCAGCCGAGATCATGCAGTTTCTTATCCAGAAAAGCATTTTTCTGTATCAAGAAATTATTCTGCAACTTTAATGCTTCGTTTTCCTGCCGGATTTTACCAGCGCGAAAAATATCAAGTAAACCCATAAAATATACCTCTCTTATTCATTTTTGACTAAAACCAATGTGTAAAGCCGACGGCGAGCCCCTCAATGGCTACGTCTTCTAAGTCGGAGAGTGAATAAGTGAGCGGGGGATAGCTTGCATTTGCAGGCTGGAGCACCATTGTATTGCCGTTGATATATACGCGCTTCAGGGTCGCTTCTCCGTTAATGCGTACGGCGGCAATCTGCCCATTTTCTACGGTAGGCTGCTTACGGATATACACGGCATCGCCGTTTTTAATGCCGGCATCAACCATGCTGTCACCCTCACACAGCAGCGCGAAATCTACTTGACGGTCAACGGGTACATCTACATAGCCTTCGAGGTTTTCTTCGGCCGTGATCGGCGTACCGCAGGCAATGCGCCCAACGAGCGGAACTTTATATGTTTTCGGCAGCGGAATAAAGCCGGGCGGGATATTATCAAGGTCTGTGTCTGCTTTAGAGGGAACAAGGGAGATAATTTGGTCACCATCAAGCGCAGAAACTAAATCATTAACATCTATTCCCATGGCGGAAGAAACACCTTTAATAGTTTCTAAAGAAGGAACAGCGGGTTTCCCTGTTGATGGATTTACATTGCGCTCCAAAATAGATACATATGCTTTGCTTAGTCCTGAACGCTGTGCAAACTCATCCATACTTAACTTATGATCGGAGCGGTACTCTTTAATCAGATCTCCTAATGTCACTAAAATCACCTCGCTTTCTTGCTTTGTCAACTACACTATACACTACAAAAAATGTAAAAGTCAAGAATTTTGTAAAACGTACTTGACAAAGTTTGTCTAGTGTGCTAGACTAATGTCAAGGAGGTGATAGATTGGAAAATAAGGTAAAAGCAATTCGAGAATCCCAACATCTCACACAGCAAGAGTTAGCAAGACGATCTGGCATATCTCGAGCTACAATATCGGGTTTAGAATGTGGAACACTTGCTGTGACCACTACGGAAACCTTAATTAAAATAGCTGATGCCCTTGGCAAAAAAGTCAGCGAAATTTTTTTCGTTTGATTGTCTAGTGTACTAGACATAAAGAAAGAGGTGAAAAGAATGAGTAGTGCAATATTCTGGATTGTCTACATAGTGGTCTTAACTGTTGTCTCTTGGATAAGCGCCAAAATCAACGCGAAGAATATTCGCGAAATGGTGCAGATGCAATTCACGATTGAAAAGCTGAAATTGCGAGCGGAAGAGATGCGTAGACAGCTCTATGATAAAGACAAAGAAGATGAGAAAAACGGATGACTTTTTAGAGATGCTCGGCTACATAGCTTTAACATTCCTTATCAAACTGATTTTGAGAAAGCTACTGTAATCCGATAACCCCCCCGCAGCCTTGCCCCATGCCGCCCGGAACTTACCTCCCATGATTTCATTTTGTTTGCGCCGAAGTGATTATTTTCTTGTCATTGAACGGGCGGCAGGTGGGAGGGCTGCGGGATATGGACAAACCGACACCGCATAAAAAGAAAAGAGGTGATTTTCATGATGAAAGAAACGACCGCGAAGAAAGCCCCTAAAAAGCGCAAAGAGCGCGACCTCGGCACGCCGACGGTGATTGTACGATACTTAGACGAGACGCCGGAGCAGGTGGCGCAGAACCGCAGATGCGTGGAAGCGGCGCTGGACATGATGTGGCGTAAAACTTATGGCCTGCATCTGACAAACTTTGACTGGGGCGAGAAGCCGGAAGGCTACGGCAGGACCCGCGTGACCCACCCGAAGATTTAGATTCTGGAAGGAAGTGTAAAGCATGATCTTAGTCAAGCTGCTCGGCTTTGCGATGCTGATCGGGACGGTCATGGGGTCCGTGCTCGGGCTCCAGATCGTTATCGACCGGCTCGTCGCCGCGCAGCGCAGGAAAAGAAAAGCCGCACGGTCGTGCGGGAATATCGTAAGCCTTGATGCTTACAGAAAAAGAAAGGAAAGAAACGCATGAACCTGTATCACAAAGTAGAAGCCGCCTTCGATGGCATGGCGGACGCGTTGAAAGCGGCGATGAACGTCGCGGATAACAGCGAAGAAACGGAGCTGTACAGCGACCTCGCTGACGATCTCGCGGATTTGCGCGACGACGCCCAGAGCCTTTACGAAAAGCTCATTCAAAAGAAAAATGCCGCTCCGGCTGTTGCAGCAGTCGAAACGGCGAAAGAGTCAGATAAACACTCTGATTTGAGTATAGACAAAATTCTTGAGAATGTCAAGGGGTCTTTCTTGCTCGCAGAGCAAAACCCGGACGGCGGCGTCGACGTAACCGCGAATATTAAACTCGGAGATGATTTAACTGCCGTGTACGGCGCGGTCGTATCCGTAATTTATTACATGGCTCAGAAGCAAAAGCTTTCGACCGATAAGCTGACAGAAATTGAAAATAAGGCCAGAAACCACGCCATTCGCCGCGTGCTCAAGGAGGAGTTTTAACATGACAAAGCATACAACTGTAAAAAACGATAAGCTGGTATTCACAAAAATCGCACCGAAGGCGCATATCGATGCGCAGAACCGTATTCGCCTGACCGACGAAGCGATTGAGATCATCGAGAAGATCTATGCGGACACGAATATTTGTTTGACGCAAATTGCGAGCGAGATGATTAAATATGCTGCGGATCACGTCACCATCGAGCAGCAGACAGTCGTGAATGAGGTGTTGAAGAAATGATGAAGATCAACAAGCTCGAAATTGAGAACGTGAAGCGCGTCAAGGCCGTGAAGATTGAGCCGTCCGAAAACGGGCTGACAATCATCGGTGGACGCAACAACCAGGGCAAGACCTCCGTGCTGGACAGCATCGCCTGGGCACTGGGCGGCGACCGTTACCGCCCGTCACAGGCCGTAAGAGAGGGGTCGGTGATCCCACCGCACTTACATATTGTCATGAGTAACGGGCTTGAGGTGGAACGCAAGGGCAAAAACAGCGACCTCAAGGTCACGGACCCGACCGGCAAACGCGCCGGCCAGCAGCTCTTGAACGAGTTCGTGGAAGAACTCGCGATTGATCTGCCGAAATTTATGGAAGCGTCTTCGCGCGAGAAGGCCGAGGTGCTTTTGAAGATCATCGGCGTAGGCCCGCAGCTCAAGGCGCTCGAGGTGCAGGAAAACGACCTCTACAACCGCCGCCGTGCAATCGGGCAGATTGCCGACCAGAAAGCGAAGTTTGCGAAAGAGATGCCGTATTACCCGGATGCACCGAAGGAACCGATTTCCGCAAGCGAACTCATTCGGGCGCAGCAGGAGATCCTCGCGATGAACGGTGAGAACCACCGTAAACGCATGAATGTCACTTTAATCAGTGAAGAACATAAACGCTTGACGAAGAAAGTAGAAGACCTGCGCGCAGAGCTTGCAACGTACAGTCAGCAGCTTGCAAAGACCGAACGTGACCTGGAATGTGCGCTGAAAAGCGCGGAAGATCTGCACGATGAATCGACCGCAGAGCTCGAGCAGAATATCCGCGACATCGAGGTCATCAATGAAAAGGTGCGCACGAACCTCAATAAAGAGAAAGCCGAGGAAGATGCGGACGCGCACCGCGCCGAGTACGATACCATGACCGCAAAGCTGAACGACGTGCGGCAGAAAAAGATTGACCTGCTGAAAAATGCGTCGCTGCCTTTGCCGGGCTTATCCGTGGAAAACGGCGAACTGACGTACAACGGGCACCGATGGGACAGCATGAGCGGCAGCGAGCAGCTCAAGGTCTCGACCGCGATTGTGCGCAAGCTGAACCCGAACTGCGGGTTTGTGCTTATCGATAAGCTTGAACAGATGGACACGGAGACCTTACAGGACTTCGGCACATGGCTTGAGCAGGAGGGCTTGCAGGCGATCGCGACGCGTGTCAGCACCGGCGGCGAGTGCTCGATCATCATTGAAGACGGCTATGTCAAGGGCGAAGTGCCGCAGAAAAAAGAATGGAAGGCAGGAGAATTCTAATGAATATCACATCGGGCAAAATCGAATCGGCGAAAAAAGTCGTCATTTACGGACCGGAGGGCATCGGTAAATCGACTTTTGCCGCGCAGTTCCCGAACCCGCTGTTCATCGACACCGAGGGCAGTACGAAATATATGGACGTGCGCCGCATGGACAAGCCCACAAGCTGGGAGATGCTGCGGCAGGAGCTTACATACGTCAAGCAGAACCCGCAGGTGTGCGGCACGCTCATCATCGATACGATCGACTGGGCGGAGCAGCTGTGCATCGACGATATTTGCAGCCGATACCAGAAGAAGGGCATTGAAGACTTCGGCTACGGTAACGGCTATGTATACGAAAAAGAGGAATTCGGGCGGTTTCTCAACAGTCTGGAGGAAATCGTGCAGGCGGGCGTACACGTCGTGCTGACCGCGCACGCACAGATGCGCAAATTTGAACAGCCGGACGAAATGGGGGCGTATGACCGCTACGAGATGAAGCTCGGCAAGAAGACCGGTAGCCAGATCTCGCCGCTCGTCAAAGAATGGGCGGACATGGTGCTGTTCGCGAACTATAAGACGTTCGCCATGCAGACGGACGACAAAGGACAGAAGTTCAAGGCACAGGGCGGCAAGCGCGTCATGTACACGTCTCACCACCCGTGCTGGGACGCGAAGAACCGTTTCGGTCTGGCGAATGAGCTGCCGTTTGAGTACGCGCAGATCGCGCATTGCATCGGCGGCAAGCCGGTACAGGCAGCGCAACCGACACCGACCGGCACAGCCGTACCGATGCAGCAGATGAACGCCGCTTTGGATGAAACACCGGCAGCGGAAGAAGCGTACAGCATTCCGTCTTACGTGCCGAAAGCGCTTGCAGACCTCATGCGCCCGGAGCATGTGACCGCAGAGGAAATTCAAATGGCGATCGGGCAGAAGGGCTATTATCCCGAAGACACGCCGATCTCAAGCTATGACCCTGCGTTCGTGCAGGGCGTGCTGATCGGCGCATGGCCGAAAGTATTTTCAGTGATCCGCAGCAACAGAGATTTACCGTTTGACGTATAAGGAGAAACAGATCATGGCAAACACAACGAACGAAAGAGCAATGGACTGGGAAGACACCATAGAAAACGAAAGCAATTTCAGAATTATCCCGGAGGGCGATTACAGCTTTACCGTAAGCAAACTGACCCGCGCACGGTATAACGGCGGTGCCAAGATCGGACCCTGCCCGAAGGCAATCTTAGACCTTGACGTGGTGACGCCCGAGGGCGTAGTCACCGTGCAGCACAACCTTTTGCTGCACACGCGCTGCGAGGGCCTGCTGTGCGCGTTCTTCACGTGCATCGGGCAGCGCAAGCACGGGCAGCCGCTCAAGATGAACTGGGCTGCCGTACCCGGTGCACGCGGCCGTGCGCATATCGGCATCCGCAAATGGACAAGCGAAAAGGACAACCAAGAACACGAATCAAACGAGGTAATGCGCTTTTTAGACCCGGAAACGGCACCCGCCGCGCCGACACCGAGCTTTACACCGGGTGACTTCTGATGGAGCTGAGACCATATCAGCAGGAGGCAAGGCAGGCAGTTGAAAAGGAGTGGGCGTGCGGCGTGGATCGCACGCTGCTTGTTTTGCCGACCGGCTGCGGAAAAACGATTGTCTTTGCAAAGATCGCCGAGGACAGCGTGCGGGACGGCGACCGCGTGCTGATTCTGGCACACAGAGGAGAGCTGCTTGAACAGGCGGCAGACAAGATTCGCACGGCAACAGGGCTTTTGTGCGCGACGGAAAAAGCGCAGGAAAGCTGCCTCGGCAGTTGGTACCGCATCGTCGTGGGGTCCGTGCAGACCCTGATGCGCGAAAAACGTCTTGCGGGGTTCGACTACGACTATTTTGACAAGATCATCATCGATGAGGCGCACCACTGCATCTCGGACAGCTACCGGCACGTACTGGACCATTTCAGCACCGCAAAGGTGCTCGGCGTGACGGCAACGCCGGACAGGGGAGACATGAAGAATTTAGGCGCGGTGTTTCAGTCACTCGCCTATGAATACACGCTGCCGAAAGCGATCAAGGAGGGCTACCTCACGCCGATCAAGGCGCTGACCGTGCCGCTGAAGCTCGACCTTTCCGGCGTATCGGTACAAGCAGGCGACTACAAAGCCGCCGACCTCGGCACAGCGCTTGACCCGTATTTATACGGCATTGCGGACGAGATGATGAAGTATTGCAGAGACCGCAAAACGGTCGTGTTTCTGCCGCTTGTGAAGACCTCGCAGAAGTTCCGGGATATTCTGAACGAGCGTGGTTTTTGTGCGGCGGAGGTCAACGGTGAGAGCACAGACCGCGCGGAGATACTGGAGCAGTTTGACCGCGGCGATTATAACGTGCTGTGCAACAGTATGCTCTTGACCGAAGGTTGGGACTGCCCGAGCGTAGACTGTGTAGTGGTGCTGCGTCCGACGAAGGTGCGCAGCTTATACAGCCAGATGGTGGGCAGGGGCACGCGATTATTCCCCGGCAAAGACCACCTGCTTTTACTGGATTTCCTCTGGCACACGGAACGCCACGAACTTTGCCACCCGGCGAACCTCATCTGCGAAAATGAAGAAGTCGCGCAGCAGATGACGCGCAACATGGAAGAAGCCGCAGGCGCACCCGTTGACCTTGAAGAAGCGGAGAAAACGGCATCCGAGGACGTTGTAGCGCAGCGCGAAGAAGCGCTTGCAAAGCAGCTTAACGAGATGCGCAGCCGCAAGAAAAGGCTTGTGGATCCGCTGCAATTTGAAATGTCCATTCAAGCGGAAGACCTTTCCGGCTATGTGCCGGCGTTCGGGTGGGAGATGTCGCCGCCGAGCGAAAAGCAAATCTCGGCGCTTCAAAAGTTCGGCATTTTTCCCGATGAGATCGGCAACGCAGGCAAGGCGGCGAAGATCCTCGATAAGCTCGAAAAGCGCCGCACGGCAGGACTGACGACGCCAAAGCAAATACGATTCCTCGAGGGGCGCGGATTTCAGCACGTGGGCACATGGTCGTTCGAGACCGCCCGCGGCATGATCGACCGCATCGCCGCGAACAACTGGCGCACGCCGTACGGCATTGACCCGAAAAGCTTCAGACCGGAGGCGTAAATGGAGTATAACAACGAGAACCTCTTGGAGCTGCTCGACTATATCGACCCCGCTCTGCTCGATTATACGGATTGGACAGGCATCGGCATGGCGCTCAAGGACGCGGGGTACAAGGCTTCGGACTGGGATGCCTGGAGCCGCCGAGATTTAAAGCGGTATCATCCGGGCGAATGTGAGCGCAAATGGGACACGTTTACGGGTACAGGCATCACCGCCGGAACGCTCGTCAAAATGGCGCTGGATAACGGCTACAAGCCCGCAAAAGCAGACCATGAGCTCGATTGGAACGACACGATCGACCGTCATGATGAATTTGTTGTGGTGGACAAGAACTGGATTGAAGCGCAGGACATTCACGAGCCGGAAAAGTGGAAGCCTGCCGCCGAGCTGATACGGTATCTCGAAACGCTGTTTGACAGCACGGATACGGTGGGCTATGTCACCGAGAGCTGGGAGAAAGACGGCAAGTACATGCCGAAAAGCGGCAGTTACACGCAAACGGCAGGCGAATTATGCAGCGCGCTGTATAAATGCGGCGACGACCTCGGTGCAGTGCTTGGCGACTATAACCCCGCCGTCGGTGCGTGGATCCGCTTCAATCCCTTAGACGGCAAGGGTGTGAAAAACGAGAATATCACGGAATACCGCTATGCGCTTGTTGAATCCGACAGCATGGATATCGCGAGCCAGAACGCCGTCATACGTGAATTGGAGCTGCCGGTCGCCTGCCTTGTGTACAGCGGCGGCAAGAGTCTGCACGCGATTGTGCGCGTTGATGCGGGCAGCTATGAGGAATACCGCGCACGCGTCGATTATCTCTACAAGGTCTGTGCAAAAAACGGACTGGACATCGATAAGCAGAACCGCAATCCTTCACGGCTTTCGCGTATGCCCGGCGTGGTGCGCGGTAAGCACAAGCAGTTTTTGGTCGATACGAACATCGGCAAAAGCTCGTTTGAAGAATGGCGCGACTGGATTGAGAGCGTCAACGACGATCTGCCGGACGAAGAAAACCTTTCAACATTCTTTGACGACCTGCCGGCGCTTGCGCCGCCGCTTATTGAAGGCGTGCTGCGGCAGGGGCATAAGATGCTCGTGGCGGGCCCCAGTAAGGCGGGCAAATCGTATTTGCTCATCGAGCTGTGCTGCTGCATCGCGGAGGGAAAGCCGTGGCTTTCGTTTCCCTGCACGGCGGGACGCGTGCTATACGTAAACCTTGAGTTAGATCGTGCGTCCTGCCTGCATCGCTTCCGCGACGTTTACACGGCGCTCGGCTTTACGCCGGAGCACATCGACCGCATCGACATCTGGAACCTGCGCGGGCGCAGCGTACCGATGGATAAGCTCGCGCCGAAACTTATTCGCCGCGCCGCAAAAAAGAGTTACATGGCGATCGTCATTGACCCGATTTACAAGGTCATCACCGGCGACGAGAACAGCGCCGACCAGATGGCGCATTTCTGCAACCAGTTCGACAAGGTGTGCACGGAGCTCGGCTGCGCCATGATCTACTGCCACCACCATTCAAAAGGCGGGCAGGGCGGCAAAAAGAGCATGGACCGTGCGTCCGGCTCCGGTGTGTTTGCGCGCGATCCGGATGCGCTTATCGACCTTATCGAGCTGGAGCTGACCGACGGCATCAAGGAGCAGCAGGAGAACCGCGCGGTGTGCGCCGTGTGCCTCGACTGGCTGACGCGCTACCGCAAGGCGGACGAAGCCGGAGACGATGACCGACTGAGCGCGACGCAGATGATGGCGCTGTGCAAAAAGCACCTGCGGGAAGCGTCATACAACTTAATGCTCGGCGATGTGTCAAGGGCGCGTACAGCTGCAAACGCAAAGTCCGCATGGCGTGTAGAAGGCACGCTGCGCGAGTTTCCGCGCTTCGCGCCGAAGAACTTTTGGTTCGATTATCCGATCCACCGGGCGGACGAAACGGGCATCCTGCTCGACCTGCAAGCCGAAAATGCCACGCCGAAGGGCACCGGCTGGAAGCAGAATTTCGGACGCAAGAAGACCCCGCAGGAGCGCAAAAAAGAGCGTGAAGCATCACTCGGCACGGCGTTTGAAGCGGTGGGCGAGGGCGGCAAGGCAAGCGTTAAGGAGCTCTCCGAGTACCTCGGCGTGAGCGAAAAAACGGTGCGCAACTACCTTAAAGACAGCAAAGATTTTGAGTTTTCGGACGGCGAAGTGAGCAAGACAGGGAAAGGAAAATATCGGTAGGGAAAGCTTTCCCTGTACTTTCTCTCAAGGCTCGGAAAGAAGGAAAATATCGATATTTTCCCTTTCCCTCAAACGCTTTTTAAGGCTCCCGACGGAAGGAAAAAGTCGAGTAATTTTCCTTTCCTTTCCGAGAGAAGGAAAAAGTATATATACTACGTATATATATCCGTTTCACTTTCTCTCACGGTCAAGGGGTTAAGAAGTGTGGGGGTCATGAGGTTCCCCCACACGACTTCTTCCCCTACCCTTGACGAAAGCAAATTTTCTTCAAAAGCAAAAATTCAGCAGTTTAACGAGGTGAAGCAAAATGACATTGGAGTTTTTTGTGCCGATGGTGCCGCCGACGGTGACGCATCAGGAGAAGCGCGTGAACTGGTCGGCACGAAAGTTCTACGAGGACGATAACCTGAAAGCCGCCAGACAGAAGCTCGCCGCTTACATCGGCAGGCACAGACCCGAAAGCCCGATCACAGGCGGCGTACGGCTGACGACGAAGTGGTGCTTCCCAAACGGCAGACATGCGGACGGAGAGTACCGCACATCGAAGCCCGACACGGACAACCTGCAAAAGCTGCTCAAGGACGTTATGACGCAGCAGGGATTCTGGAAAGACGACGCGCTGGTGGCGTCCGAGATCACCGAAAAGTTTTGGGCGAAGATTCCGGGCATCTACATCCGCATTGAGGAGCTGTGATGGAGCTGCGGGAAGTTAAGCGACACATGAACCGCACGGTGCAGTACAGCGGCAGCGCTTACGAGCTGACGGCGATCATCTTCCGCAGAGACCGTAAGACCGGCAGCGACTTTTACCAGGCGGAATTGACCGACAAGAAAAACGACGGCTCCGTGCTGATCTGCGGGCTGGAGCAAATTGAAAGCGAGGGAAAGCCATGAACCTGACCTGTTGCCCGAGGGAGTGCCCGCGGCGCTCGGTGAGCTGCCATAACGGGTGCCAGACGTACATGCGGTACAAGCTGATGCGGCTACTGATGAACAAGCAGCGCATGAATACGGTGGACGAAGTAGGCTTTCACCGCGACGTGCGGCAGGCTGTGAAAAGAAAACATGAGAGGAAGATCAGACGTGAACACTGAAGAACGCAAGAAAGTTTTAGATTCCTTGACTTCGGGCGAATGGGTCGAAACCAAAGCGGTGTGCGATGCACTGAATATTACTTTCGCGCAAGGTATGAGAATTTTTTCGTTCAGCCGAACGGTAAAGTGGAGTTCTCCACCGGCAAACGGACAGGATATTACGACAAAATTCAGAGTAAGGAAGTAGGAGAGAAAGTTATGAAGACTAAAATCATCTTGGTTGTGCTCGTAATCTCGGCGACGCTCACGGAGTGCATCGTGATGCGCAAGTCGCGGGAGTACGACGCAGCGGACAATATCGCCGGCTTAGAGCGCTGCGTGAAAGCTATGGTGGTGCTTGGCTTTGTGGGACTCGCCGCGGCGGTGGCGTTTGTGGCGATGTGAAGGGAGGAACAGGCGATGACGGAAAATTGCATTGAAAAAAATAAACGGCTCAACACCGGCAACAAAATTGCCAGTTTCCGAGTAAAACAAAGTATGCCATATGAATTTAAGGTGAATTATGCGCGCATAAGAGCATGGGAATTCTATAATGAATGTGGAAAAAGGGACTTGGATTGCTATGTTTCAGTAGGGGGACTTGACAGTATCACACTGTTCTTCTTCTTGAAATCAATAGGAATAGATGTGCCAGCGGTATCAGTCTCTTCGCTCGAAGATGTTAGTATCCAAAAAATCCACAAACAGATTGGAGTTATCTCACTACCACCAGCAGTTAGAACTGATGGTACGCGATGGAATAAGCAAAAACTAATTCAAGAATTTGGTTTCCCTGTACTCTCCAAGGAAATCGCCCGTAAAATTGAATTGCTTCAAAACCCAACTCCCAATAATAAAACCATAAGGCATGCAATTGTTACAGGCGAAACTGGTGAATATGGTGGATTTCAAAAGCATTCAAAAATGAAACTTGCGCAGAAGTGGCTCGAAAAATTCGGCGGATTAGAAAATGAAGAAGAAGGCGTGAATTATCAAATTGCACCGTTTAAAGTCTCCTCGAAGTGTTGCTATTACCTCAAAGAAAAACCGTGCTCTGATTGGGCTAAAGAGCACAATTGTGTACCGTATTTAGGGCTGATGGTATCCGAAGGCGGAAGACGTGAGAAGTCTTTAATGCTAAATGGCTGTAACTACTTTGGAAAGGGAACCATTCGTTCAGCACCATTTGCAATTTTTAATAGACAGGATTTATTACAGTTGGCACTTGATTTAAAGGTCCCTGTCCCTGAGATTTATGGAAGCATACTGAAGGATGAAGATGGTCATTTGTATACTTCTGGAGAGCAGCGAACCGGATGCTCGATGTGTGGATTTGGAATTCAGCTCGAAAAACGGCCTCATCGATTCGATCGGCTACGGGAACGGAACTACAAAGAATGGGATTTTTGGATGAATAGGTGTTGCTTTGATGAAAACGGAACACCGTATGGCTGGGGAAAAGTTTTAGATTATCTCGGAATTGGGTGGCGAGATATTCCGGAAGCAGAGTTCGCGCCGGAGCAGATGACGCTAAATCAATGATGGAGGCAGGCAGGCAATGACAAAAGAACTTTTGGAGCAATACCCCGACATCTGCGCGGAAATCGAGGAGCTGAAAGCGAAAGACAACGCGGCGGTCAGCGACGTGGTGCAGGCGAGCGCGGACGAGTTCCCTTTCAACCTGCACAGCGTTACGGTGCGGGGCTTGCCGAACCCGAAACACGCAGAACGCATTCGGGAACTTGAAGTGCAAAAGGCGGAGGTCGAAGCGTTTGTGGGCAGGCTTGCCTACCGCCCTCAGAAGCTCGCCCGATGTGTCATGAAGCACGGGACGAGATGGAAGGTCATTATGCGTGAGATGGGCGGTTACAAGTCGCCAGAAGCGCTGCGAAAAGAATTTTCGAGAATTTTCAAAAAAATTTGAGATTTGTCCGCTTTGTCCGTTTTGTCCGCCTATAATGATAATTGAGGAAGTCTACAGAGCACCTGCGCTGTTGCGTGGGTGCTTTTCTTATGCCCGAAACCGAAAGGAGGGGTGCACGTGAAAAGAGAATACCGGGTGTGCCCGAGGGGCTGCAAATGCGTTTGGGCGGAATGCTTAGACGGCACATGCTTCTGTATGCTCTCTGTGTGCCCCTACACGGCGATTTCGGACGGTGCGAGGGTAGTTTCACCTGTTGAGAGTGAAAACGGCGTGGAGAGCCGCGTAGACGGCTCGGGGAGCGGGTGCGGAGATGAGTAACCCGCGATATGCGAACGGTACACTGCGCAGGAAACACCGTGCCAGGCTGAAAGCCATGGGCGCGCCATGCGGGATATGTAAAGGGCGGTTCGGTCCGATACATTACGATGAGCCGAGCGACGCGCAGCACCCGCTTTCGTTTGTGGTCGATGAAATTAAACCCGTGGCACGTTGGCGGGAGTTCGGTTACGCTTCGGCACGAGCTGCGGCAGAGGATTGGGACAACTTGCAGGCAGCGCATTATTTTTGTAATCAACAGAAGGGCGCAAAAACAGGAAATCTGTTCGAGGAAAAGAAAGAGAAAAAGATATACCTAAAAATTAGTGACGGAAACTGGTAAGTTTGCCGAGGGTGGGGAGGGTACCCCC